ACAATCTGTTTTGGAAGCAGAACTCGGCTCATGTGATGAAGTTCGCCTTGTGATGACATCTGAAGGGTATAAAGATACAGCCGTTGCTCCTGCTGTATACTCCAACATGCTGTTTGCTGCAAACGCATACGGTAGAATCATGATTGATGATCAGTCTATGGAAATGATCATTAAGCCTCTTGGCGCAGGTCAGGACCCATTGAACCAAAGACAGACAATGGGTTGGAAAGGCCGTCTTGGATCCGTAATCCTCGACGATTCATGGTGCGTAAACCTTCGGTCAACAAAAGGGTAAGGTATAAATATGTCAGCTCCTATCGGTACTACAACAAACATCTACACCGGACTCCGTGAGTTCGGTCAGGTGACAAACACATACGGCGGATACTTCATCTCTGATGGCTCCGCTTACAATATCACTCTTCCTTTCTACCCAGATAAGTTTGAGTGGTACAACTACACTAAATTCGGCACAAATGCCAATAACTTGCAAGGTGTATGGTTTAGAGATTTCCCCGCAGGAGATGCTCTGATCATCACTCGTGGTACTACCGATCTGTCGTCTTCTCTTGAGACAACTAACGGTGTAACCAACGCAAGTACTGCGGGCGGATTCACCAACCAACACGTAACCATTACCGGTATCACTACTGCAACTCCTGCTGTTGTGACTGCTGCGGGTCATGGTTTGACAAGTGGCGATCGTATCGTCATCACTAAGGTTATTGGTACAATGGCTGCTGAAATCAATAACAACACCTATGTTGTAGAAGTACTCTCTTCTTCGACATTCGCGTTGTATGATGTCTACGGCCTGCCAATTACTACTGTTGGCGCCTATTCTTCAAGCGGTCAGCTCACTAAAACAGGGCCAGATCTTGGAGTAGTAGACAATCCACCTTCCTATATCCTGACACTCGGTACTGCCGTTGTAAGCAACGACAACGATGTCATCTACTTCGTCGCAACGAAGTTCAATGGTTATTGGAACCTCGGTGATACCGCCTGATAATGTTTAGATGAAACGTTGAACATTCCATAACATAGGGGGAGGCATAAAACCTCCCCTTCTTTAAAAAGGTACTCATGAAGAAAACAGCAAAAGAACTTGATGCAGCAACTACCGAAGCAGCTCTCTTAAGAGGCGCTGAATCACCAAATAAAGAGAAACCGGAAGTATTCGATTTTGATTCGTTCGAATTCAAAACGATCGCTGATTTCGATATCTACAACGCACATGTCCGCAAACACAACCGCTTTTGCCTGCATGAAAGAAATAAGTTAAAAATCAAAGTACCTGATGAATCGTTCCACAAGAAAGTGAAAGTGAAGTTTCAGCGATTCGATCAACCTGAAAACGTTCTTAAAGTTCGTGTGAGAAATAAAGAGATCGACTGGAAAGGACAACTGCGTCCCGGAGGGACATATGAACTGCCAGTTCCTGTTGTTAAACACTTGAACAAACTTGCTGTACCGATCTTTGCCGAAGTGAAGGTTGATGATGGTGGAGTGATCAAATCAGAAACAAAACAAGTCGGAGAAAGAAACAGATTCTCCTGCAACGTCGTAGATTTCTAAGAGGACAAAATGACTGGACCTGTACTTCCGGCTAATACCTTATCCATCGTCCAGATCCTCCGAAACGTCACTGGGAGGATCGATAAAAACGATCCTTCCTTTACCGATGCAATAATGGTTGATTACCTGAATAACTTCATTCAAAGAGAACATCCAACGGAATTACGCCTATTTGAAAATCAAACATGGTGGGATTTTGAAATTGATGAAACTACTGCTAATCCTTATCCTGTTGATCTTGATGCTCTCGGCTACTCTACAATCGGTCCGTTGGCGTATATCTCATACGCTGATTCCTCACTCAATCCAAATACATTCAAGATGTTCTGGTATGAGAATCCGGGGGATTTCTATTACCGATGGCCTTGGAATAACGTCTTTACTCCTCAACAACCCACATATGTTCTCTATTACAATAACGAGCTGACATTCCGTGGTCCTCCTGACCAAACATACTCTGTCCGTATCTCTGCGTACAAAATCAATCTGTATTTTGCTCAAGGCACCGACACGCCTCAAGGAGAAGGATTAACTCAAGCTCCGGGAGCCTATATTAATCGTTATGTTGCCTACGGAGCCGGATTGGATATCCTATCCGATTACGGTGAAATGGATAAATACGCAGAAGTTTATCAAGTCTACAAACGTTATCGCGGACAAGTCTTAGCAAGAACATGGAATCAATTAACTGAAGAACGAACAAATCCAGATTTTTAGAGGTATAAATGGGATATAACCCGGGCATTCCAGACGCATCAGATTCACCTGCTAATTTCCCTGCACAAGCACAAGTGAACTGGGGAAGACTACAAACAATCGTCGAAGCTGATCACCAATTCAATATTAACCCTGCTTCTACTGATGGATACCACAATCTTGTCCATATGCTTCAACCCGTTCCCGATCCATCTGGAGCCAATGCAGGAGTGGGAAGACTGTTTGTTAAATTGGTCAATGGAGTAGTCCATCTGTTCTATATGGATGATGCAGGGGTTGAATATCAAATCTCCCCTTCAATGCCGATTAGAGCTGCTGTTAACTTTACTCCTACTGCTGTTAATACTGATAAACCTACTGTAAACAGTGCATACAATGTCGATCCTGCATTGGGTGTGGGAGTAACAGGCAACTATACAGTGGGCTTTACTGTTAACTTTTTAAATCCGATGCCAAACACCAACTACATGGTTTATGTATCAGCTTTTGGTAAAACTGGGATCAGATACGGATCTGTTAAAAGTACAGGAACATTCATCAACTCAAAAACCGCAAACCTTGTGAAAGTAAATCTCGATGCCGGTTCTAATTCATCGATCTGGGAAATCTACGTCATGGTAATCAGCACAACATGAGTTATACTCCTTATCTTATCTCAAATTATTCCACGGGTTATGACAGAGAGGTTCAGCCATGGCTTCTTCCAGAAGATGCATGGGTTGATCTACTGGATGGTTTTGTCTATCGAGGAGTAACGCAGAAAAGAGATGGGTATTTAGGTTTTGCCACTGGGTTAAACTCTGTACGAACAGAATCCCGAATGGTTCACAATATTACCTATTCATACACCGTCACTGGTGATATTGATGGGGTAAATGACGCATACACCATTCAATTAACCACCCCTGTAACCATTGGATCTGTGCATGTTTTTGGATCAAATCCGGTTCAACAACTCGATGATGATGGGGCGGGTGCATTCACAGGTGATGGTACTGGTACTATCAACTACGTTACCGGAGCCGTTACTGTAACATTCACCGCACCTCCTGCATTAGGATCAACTGTTACTGTCACTTATGGTAATTATGGAGTGGGCGATGGAACAGTCGGTCCATACACAAATACTCTTGCGAATACCCCTATTGCGAGAGGATCCATTACAATCACAGCCGGAGCACAAGTCGTTACCGATGATGGTGTGGGTGGATTCACCGGAGATGGAACCGGTACCATTGATTATACCACAGGTGGTGTAAGCGTTACATTCGATAACGTTGTAGCCTCTGGGGATCCAATAACCATCACATATAACTATTATCCGGGTCTTCCTGTGATGGGGATAATGAATTTCTATACCTCGACAAATACCAGACAACTTCTGGTCGCAGATACAACTTACGTAAATAAATATGATCCGGGTACAGACACCTTCGTCGATATCTCACCTGCAACACCTTATACGGGACAACCGAATAAAGATTTTTGGTCATGGGTGAATTATCCCGATGCCTCAAATGCTCCCCGACTTTTGTTTACCAACCTCCAAGACCCCATCCAAATGTGGAATGGATCAGTTGTAACTGACTATCCTTCTCTGAACAACGGATCTCCTTTCCCATTTGGGGCTAGAATGATCTTTGAGATTAAAGATCGATTGGTAGCCTTTCAAACAAAGGAATCAGGGGTGATTTATCCTCGCAGGATCCGCATTTCTGGTTTTGGGTCAAACACCGATGAATTTGGTACAGATGCACCGGGAGCGGGTATCATTGAGATACCAGACAATACATGGTTTTATGGTGCTGCGTTTAACCGTGATGATATCCTTTTCTTCACCGAAGCTGCGACATGGATGTTGAAGTATACAGGCAATGACGTAACTCCTTTCTCTCTTGAAAAGATCGATGGATCCCGAGGATCGAAAGCAGCCTTTTCTGTTGTTTCATACCTCAATAGAACGATGGCAGCCTCTCCGCGCGGGCTTATCATCTCTGATGGTTATAAAGTAGATAGAATGGATAACAATATCCCTTTCTTTACCATCAACGATATAAATAATGGATTCTTCGAATCCTGCTTCTCCGGTTTCTTGGATGAAGATAGAGATGTTTATACCCTTTATCCTTCGGTAGGTGATATCAGACCAGAACAACTTGCAGCGGGTGATTCGGACAGAATCCTTGTAAGCAACTTTGAAGAAGACAACTTCGCAATCTACACCATTCCAATGTCTTGTGTAGGTAACTTCCAAGGGCAAGTAGGCCTTATTTGGGCTAATCTAACCGCTGCAAATGGGTTTCCAAACTGGGACGCCATGGCGGAGAGATTCTCCACATGGAATGCTTTCCCTTATAATGCCGGATTCCCTGTCACAATCGGTGGAGGACATAAAGGTGAAGTTTGGACATTGAATGCGGATGAATCCGAAGATAATCCTCAGCCTATCAGAAGCATTTCTATCATCGATGGACAGACAATCGAAGTAACAACCGATTGGAACAACTATGCAGTCGGGGATTATATCTTCTTCGATGGTGTTGAAGGAATGGTGGAGATCAATAAGAAACAAGGCGAACTTACCGTCCGAAGTGATTACAACACCTTCCGTGTTAATTTCGGTATGCCGATGTTCTTCTCCGCTTATACAACTGGTGGAACAGCCGTTGCAGTAATCCCTTTCAACGCTTTAACCAAAAAGCTTAACCCATTCCTTGAGGGCGATAAGAAAATACGTATCGGGTGGCTGTATTTCTATGTGGATGTGACAGAAACGAGATTAACTAAACTCGATGAAAATGAAGAAGAAGTTCCGGTTCCTGCTTTGATAGATATCGATATCATCACAAACGATAGTACAATGATCGTTAAACCGACGTTTACGATACAAGTAGATTGCTCTTTATTACCTAATGAAAATGGCACCAAGAAGTGGGTTAAGATATGGATAAATCAGGTAGCCCGCTTTCTACAATTTCGTATAAGAAATAACCAAGCGGGTGCTAAAATAAAAGTTCACGCAATGATGCCCGGAATGCAAGGTATAGGAAGGCTTATATGACCTTAAACCTACCTCTGAAGAAGAACTGGGGTAAAGATATCTATGAAATCTCTCCTACGTTGACTCGTCAACTTGATGAATTTTATACAGATGTGGCGAATTATCTAACATATGTCGTTAAGAAGAACGTTCTCGATGGCATGGATCCCCCTGCTAATGATCAGAGAAATAGCTTTTATGATATTGGCGATGTAGCAGTTCGCATTGATACAGATACAGCATGGATAATGACCTCTCGAACATCTCCTAACGCTGTCGTATGGACACAAATTACATAAAGGATTGTTATGCCTAAAGCAGATTGGATGGCCGGAATAACTGGCGCAGGTTCGGGTGCATTGACTGGATCCATGTTTGGTCCTGCGGGAACAATCGTTGGAGGAGTTGCAGGAGGTCTTGCAGGTTTATTCGGTGGACCAAAGAAACCAAAGAAAAAGAAACCTCAGAGATTATCTTCTCTTGATGAAAGACAGCAAGAATTGAATGCACAGCAATATCGTGCACTTCAGGGTAAAGGCCCATTCGGGGATCTTTATAACTATAACCCCGAAATGGCTAATCAGGTGTTTGATCAGAACGTTGGACGTCCTGCTTACAGAAACTTCCAAGAAGAAGTAATCCCCGGAATTACTGGCGCGTTCCGTTCACAAGGACTCCAAAACTCCTCGTATGTCGCTGACGCACTCGCGAAGCGCGGAAGGGATGTGCAGGAGGGTTTGGATGCTCAAAGATCACAATACCTCTATGGACAAGAACAGGCTGCCCAACAGGCTAAAAGGAACGCTATAGAGAATCTACAGAATAGACAGACATTCGCTTGGGAGATGCCACAACAACCCGCACCAAATGCAGGAGCAGGATCTTTTGATCTTAATGCAATATTGGGATCGATTACACCTCAAATGGTGTCAGGAATGAAAGATTTCTTCGGAGGGAGTGGATCTCCAACTGCGGGATATTCAGGAATGGCAGCAAAAAGTGCAACTCTACCATACATGAGGTAACATGCCACAAGTTCAAATTGTTGAGAATCTTCAAGGTCCACGGCCTCCGGAGCAACCGAATCGTGCACAACAGAATCTTCAGACCTTTCTTTCCAATATCGGTAATAGATACCAAGAGAATCAGGATCGGACGCAGATTAACCAACTCCTACAGGAATACCAACAGAATGACGATGAAATAAGCGCATTCCGTAACTTCCAAGTTGGTCTTGAACGTTCCGATATCTCTCCATCCAAACGCCTTGGCTTACAACAGCGGATGAATGAGAGTGAGAAGTTATTGATTGAGCAGAGGAAATTGCTTGATAAGAAGAGAGATCAATTATCAGGTGATGAAAGATCTCGTCAAAAAATGAACTTGATTCAAGCAGGATGGCCTGAATATGCTGCCGAGCATTATTTAGATTCACCTCCCGGAGTGCGTCAGGCTTTAGAGAGAGAACATATTGAATTATCTGCTAGAGGATTAAGAAAACCAGTTCAGATGAATCAGGAACAACAACCTTCTATTCAACAACAACCTGTTCAACAGCAGCCCATTCAACAAGCTCCTCCTCAACAAAATGGTGCACAACAACCGATTGCACAGAATCCACAGGCACAAAATCAACCTGTTCAGGAGAACAAACCCTCTTTCCCGGAACTTCCAACTCCTGAAAACATGACTCATTCAGAAAGGGTTAAATGGCAAAACTCTAATGAGAAAGAGAACAATAAAGAGTTAAAGCAAACACAGACTAAAAAGAAAAATCTCCAAGCGACAAAACATCTTATCAGGGGCATGGAGAAAGCGAATGAATCCGGTAAACTTCCTTCTGGTTTGGCCTCTTTAATCATCGATCCTGCCACGGGTGAAATCAGAGGCGAAGCGCAACTTGCAGGATTGGTAAACCCTGAAACAGAAAAATACGTCAAAAACCTGAAGCAATTCCTTCGGGGAGCAAAAGAGTATTTCGGTGCCCGTGTAACTAACTTTGACGTTTCTTCCTTCATGGGACAACTTCCAAGCTTATTGAATAGTGAACAGGGTCGTAGACTTATCCTTAAAGAGATGGAATATGTAAACGATCTTGAAAACCTTCATAATGGCCTTTTAGATGATGCTTTAAAACATTATGGTAGGAATGCGAATTACTCTCAGATCATTCAAATGGTTGATGACCAGATTGCCACAAAAGAAAAACCACTTCTTGATAGGATTGATAATGTTGTTGAAGCCGGATCCTATCTCCAAAAAATGAGCAAAAACCCTGAAAAATTCAAAAACACAATCCTTATGATGGATCCTGAAGGTAATTTCAAAGCCGTACCAAAAGATAAAGTGGAAGCACTGAAACAAAAAGCATGGATTGAATATTAATGAATCCTTCATTTCAGCCTGAACAAGATGTTGTCGATCTTGAAGATTATTCCAATCAACAGCAAGTCCAAGAACAAGATGGTGTTATTGATTTAAAGGACTATAACGATTCTCCCGAATCTCAAGAGGCTGATTGGTGGGATGTGGCAAAGGATGTGATCGTACAGCCCGCCTTGGGTCTTGCAAGTGCTTTCACATGGCCTGCTGACATCCTTAAAATTGGCATGATGGGAGAGGGTCTTGCTGAAATCGATGAGCTTGAAGATGCCTTTAAAAAAGCAGGAAAACCTTTTGATCGTTCCGAGTATATAAGAAAAGTCGCTGAAACATCTCAATTCATCCCGACTCAACATCTCCTTGAAAATCTTATCGAGGAAAAGGCAGGAATTAAACTTGAGCCTAAATCCGAAACGGGAAAAAACATTCGAAAATTTTTTCAATTAATCGGATTGTCTAGAGGAAAAGGTGCAGTTAAAGCCGTGACTTCTGCTGCTATAGGAACAGGTACTCGGGCAGGTCTTAAAGGCGCCGGAGCAAGTGATGTAGTTGCTGATATTGGAGGAGATGTTACAAGCGCTCTTTCTCATGCAGTTGAGAAAGTACCTAGAGTTTTTGATCCTGCAATCCAAAAACTCGAACAAGTAGCCAGTAAACACAATCTTCCTTTTCCTGAATATTTAACACGAACAAAAGAAGAGCTTGTAAATCCATGGGTTTCCGAATCTCGTAGAATTTCCGCTGAAAAAGAACTCGGTAAATCTTCTGAGGAAGCAATAAATGAAGTTATAGAGGGTTCAAATTCGGCAGCCCGTTTGAGAAAACAAGGGGCTGATTTAGATGTTCTTGTAAATGATGCTTATGATGAAGTTGGTCGTTTGGCTTCAAGAGATAAAAATCCGGTGAATGTGGATCAAGTCATTAAAGATATTGATATGGAAATTGCCCGAATTAAAGGAAGCGCTCCTTCTCCTAGCGACGCAGAAAAGGCAGCCATCAAAATCTTGGAAAACGAGAAAAGCGAATTGGCTAGAAATCCCGCAAATGCCGAACAACTTGTCCAACAGATAAAGAATTATAATCGCAACGTCTCTGGAATTTATAAGAAGGCAGAATTTTCCGGTTTAGAAGATGAAGTAAGAGGCGCTTATGCGTTTCTTAACAATTCCATCAGAAATACCATAGAATCACAATCAGGATCCGATGTCAGAGGAGCTATGAAAGCTGCGGATTCCCTGTTTATGGAACAGTCTAAATTAAATAGAGTCGAAAATCTTATCTCAAAAGCATTTAAAAACGGGGAATACAGTCCTAAAAAACTTACTCAGCTTTTAAATTCAAGTCAGGGTAATATCGTTCGTAGAGAGATGGGGGATAAATTTGTAACAGAAATCCAAGATATAGCAAGATATGGAGAAGAAGCTGTTAAAGCGACAACTCAATTGGCTAAATCTTCAAGGAATCTTGGAAACGTTGCGGAATGGGGGCCTATTGCAGGATTCTTATTACATGCGATGCCCAAGTCAACCGGAATTCTTTTAGCAGCTAGACCTGTAGCAAATAGGGTAAGAGGGTATCTTCTTATGCGCCCTGCTACACGAGAAGTATACGCTTCTATCGTAAAAAACGCTGCCAATGGTTCGTTTAAAAACATGGCAGCGGATTTCGGTAAACTGGAAGCCGAAGTCTCTAAGGATTTCGGTAGCATCGATGAATTCTTTAAAGCAATGGAAGAAGATACCGATTTCTTCTATGAAGGCGATTAATCGAGTTTTCCTGACATCTCAAGGAAGAAATGACATGTAAAAAATATCGCGTAGCATGTTCCTATAAACGTTAATATAGACCAGATCATTTTTCCTCCTTTATTGCTAATTCATTCGGCATCACATTTTTCATAATCAAAACGGTTTTGAGTACAGCAATTTCTTTGTCAAGAGCTGCAATTTCCGTTTTAATCTCTAATTTCATATCCCAAATAGAGCTGTTAATCCAAAGCACAGCAGTAACAACAGAACCTAAAATAACAATCGTATCAACATGTTTTGTAAACCAATTCATAATATACCTGCTTTTTATTAATAATTGGAGTTTCTCCATCCCTTTTACATTGTTTATAACATAAAATAGACTGATTCTCTATCTAAAAGAATTTCTATACACAGAATATCCTCTGTGATAGTGTAAAGAAAAATCTTTAAAGGAGTTTCTATGTCCCTCGCACGTTCCGTTAAACAATATCTCGGCGTAAGAGCAATCAAACCACCAGATCTTCAACTTGCGACTAGAGCACCAACTTCCTCCGACACTGCATATGTGAAAGGCAACGAGACGTC